TATTCTCATAAAGCATAATGCGAATAGTGGGTTCGTCACATAGTTGATAAGTGGACTAGACGGGAGTCGAACCCACTATATCTAGTCTTAGAATACCATATATTAGGCACTTCATGAAATTTGTGTCATCTTTCGTGTCATCTAGTTCTCGACATCATCAAGGAGTCCTTTGACGATTGCCTCCGCCATCTTCTTGTAAACATACAGCTCTACATCATCCTTGTCGTCCACAAAGCAACACTCGATCAACATCGCCGGAGAGTTTGTCCGACGCAGAACATACAAGTCTTTACGCTCCTTCACTCCACGATTTTTGAATCCAAGAGCCGCAATAGCCTTGTCCGCTCTAACCGCTGCTGGATACGCCGCGCTCTCGGCGCTATATACATACACCTCAGTTCCGGTTGTCTTGCCATTTCCCTTCTTATCGCCAGCTCCAGCATTAAAATGAATGGAAATATCCAGATCCACCTTATGCTTGTTACACTTTGTTACGATCTTCTTTAATACGTCCGCCTGGTTCTTTCCATTGGCGCAGGTACAGTCATACACCTTATGTCCTTTTTCCCGGAGCAGCCGGATCACTTCATTTTTAACCTTGCGTGCTTCAGTGGACTCCTTAATCAGTCCACACGCGCCGCACGCAATCTTCCCGTCCGGATTATGTCCGGCATGTACATTAAACTTCATCTTACTCACCGTCCTTCACTTCTGGAAGACCGGCAACCGATGTAAGAAGCGATACTACTCCGGCAACCACTGATGCCGACACTGCCATCTTCCAATCCACTGCTGATACCACCGCCGCGGTACCGATCACGGCCACTGCAGTCTGCGCCATTGTCTTAATAGCGCGGATGCCTGCCGCTTTTATCCATTTCTGTGTGTCTACCGATACCTTAAATACACAATTCTTAAACATATTTACTCTCCTTCCTTTGGCTCCGTTGGAAGAGACATCAATGCATTATATAGCTGTGTTCCAACTCCGTTTCCGTGGAGCACATGATACTGCCGATATTCGTCCTCAAGGGACTGCTTAACATATACAGGACAATAACCTAGATCATCATGATATTTGTTGTACAAACGGATCAGATCGGCACGGAGCAATGCCCGAACGCCTTTCCGTGTAGCGATCACCTGCTTATACAAATATGCAATTGCACCTGCGAAAGCCGTAAGTAACTGCCAGTTGTCCCTTAAGAATTCAATCATACGATGCTCTCCTTCATCTTTATGAGTAAAGTATAATCCGTATTCGCATACTATTTGTACCAATTTTCACCAACATAAAAGGACATCCGAAGATGTCCCTTAAGCTTGCTACTTAATATTCCAATTCAATGTCTTCTCCATATCCATCAGATATGCAATACAGTTTTCTTTCCTTTCGATTGATTACCAGATAGATTGCACAATCATTAATCCAATTTGCATACGACGGATGCCCAAATATAGCACGCGTACTGACCGCATATATATCATTTCCAAATTTGTTAACACCTGAAGAATGGATATGTCCATGTACATTTGCGATGATGATATTACTCTTGTTGCCAGTAAAATCATAACTAACACTACTCTCAAAATCTTTGGTAGTACATTCACAGGTTCCTGCGGCACATTCCTTGAAAGCATTTAAAATTTCTACCATCGAATCTCCGCCATGTTCCGGAGTTACTCCGGCTCTCTGATTATTCGCAAATTCATATTCAAACAGATCATTGCTGATTGGGTGATGTGAAAATAAAATCACTTGCCAACCAGCTTCCTGAAACTTCAAATGATCCGCAACAAATTGTAATTGTGACTGGCCGAATCCTGTAATGTGTTGCCCTGCATAGTTTATACTATTATTATCTTCATCTAAAACTTGCGGAATATCTATCGTATTCAACATAAATACACGGATCTTTTTATTCGGTATATCATAATATCCATATGTTTTCTGAATATTATCTGCGTCCCTTTGAGTTTTATCCTGATCAATATCTGATAAGATTGCAAATCGCTCCTCATCGTTTACCACTCCATTTTTCACATCAAGATACATCGTGTTATCATCGTGATTTCCTTTTATGACAAACCTAGGCGCATCCGCTCTTGTTCTTTCGATCAGTGATCCCAGATACTTCAATGATGCTGAAGCAGTCTCTTTATCCGTATCTTTGCTATTGTTCAGATAGTCTCCTCCAAAAACAAGCATATCCACCTTGCACTCTTCACTTACAGAATTATATCTGCTCAAATATTTCTGTATTTTCAAACTATTTTGTTGCAAATAGTCCTCACTTTTTCCGCATGTAATATGCAAATCTGTCTGAAACGCAATAAGTGCCGTATTTGAATCCCCAGCATTCTTTATAGACGCAATGGTTGTCTTCAATTCTGTATTTTCCTCTGCTGAAAGCTGCACGTTCAACAAATTCGCATCTGCTTCATTTTTATATTGTGCAGCAATCTGGTCCAGCAAATTCGTAATCTGATCATCACATAGAGCTATGCTCACATCATTTGGAGATATGTTTTCCGGTTCATATACAAGGCATCTGTAGTAAACATCTTTCTCTGGCTTAAACGCTGCATCAGACGTATACCAATTACTCGCTTTCAACCAAGTATATTTTTCTGTCTTATCGTCGTACGAGTACGAATAATAACTATGCAATGCTGTAGATGGAATGTTTGCAACAAATACCATTCCATCCTTTTTCACCTTTTTACATTCCGTACTTCTTGTAAAGATCAGGCTTCCATCGTTTATCTCCTCTCCATTTTCCCAGGATATCTCTCCTCTTTCAAACTGTCCAAAGAACTCTGTGTCATAATTGAACAAAATATTTGTGTTCATTTCCATACTACCAACAGTTGATATCAACCCAGATATTGAATTTTTGTTAGAACGAATTTCCTTTTCCAATCGTGGAATATCATTTATATAATTTTCCAAGTTAGATATCGACTTTAATAATCCAATCACTGGATTAGGCTCTGCTTTCACACATGAAGAAAACACTGCAATTTTATCATCATTCCATACAGTGTAATTTTGCTCTCTGACTAATATGCAGAATATTCTATCCCTTGCAATAGTAAATGTTGATGCTGTCATCCAGCCATCCGGATCTGATTCATCTGGCAAATAAGTTCCCTGAACATCATACACAAATACTCTATGAAAATATTTTGAAGTGTTTTTAAAAGTGATTATGGTATTCACATTTGTTGTTATTTTTTGACATCGTATACGCATTGATTTATCGTCGCTAATCAGTTCACCACTCTTACCATCGATTTGTCCAATTGTCCAAATCAAATCCGGCAAATCACCTGCACTTTCACCGTATATCTGTGTCCGTAAGTCTGTAACATCATAATATGTTGACACACCATTTTCATCAAAATAATTCTTTATGGCATTTGTCACCTGTTCATCTGTGGCCGGATGAGATATTGGCTGTGTAATATATCGCCCATCTCTTGTTTTTAATGCAATGCTCATTCTATAATCCCCCTTATGGCGCAATCAATGTAATTGTATTTTGGGCAGTTAAAATTGTGTCCTCTGTAAATACCTTATAATTCTGTTCCTTCATAGTTATAGCGATCATATAGTCATCCTCTAATATAACGCTTGATTCCGTATGCCACTTATTATTTTCCGCTGTTAAGTCTTTTAAATAATTTCCTGAAAGATCATAATATGTCAACTTCCAATTATATTTTGCAGCATTAGAAAATGCTATCTTTGTTCCCTTAGGTAGCTCTAGTGCCTCATTTGATGTAATTCTCATTTTTTGAGAATCATCTACCAGCACACCAGCTTCGTCTGTTCTAATACCAATCCGAAAAGAAAAACTCGGAAGAATATAACGAACATTACATTGCACTGTATGATTACCACACTTTGCATATATGATACAATCAGCTGTTTTTTTTGTTATTCTCTCCACAACACCATTTGAAACAATAGCTATTCTTTCGTTGCTACTGTACCATTTTACAGGTTCTGTACAATCAACAGGTTCAACGCTTGGCACTAATATCAAGTTGTTTAAACTGAATGCGCTTAGTTTCTCTTCCTTTTTATCCAATGATAACTTAGTACACGGAACCGTGTTGAGGACTAGTCCCTGCAAGGCAATACTCCCAATCAGATTATCACCATACATAAATTTTAAAGTTTGATTTGAATCTGATGTTATCGCAATGTTCTGCACCAACAATTGCTCCATAAGGCTGTCCAAAAGCTTATCATCATCTCCTTCAACCTCTTCACATACCACTACATCGTCAAAAATCTTATTTGCTTCCTGCATTGATTTAATATCAGATGCTAAACTTCCTTTTACTAATGGGTTCTTTTCCGTCGCGTCTAATGCATATGTACCTTTTTCACCTATAGCATTGCTATTGGTCAGCTGCGTGAAACTGTGTATGGTTCCATCTGCATCGACAACTATACTATCCCCATCAGGGCGTACAAGTCCAACCTTTTCCGTTGTTGCAATGCCGACTTCTGCTATTCCCCTGATCGTATCGGCATATGTTTTCGCTTTTGTGGCATAATTCTTTGCCATATCTGCACTTGATGCAGAATTATCGCTACTGTTCCCCGAAGCCTCCGCTGCCTTTTCTGCTTTTGCTGATTCAACCTTAATATCCGCTAAATAGTCTGGTCTCAATTTATCCTCGGTAATCGAACCGTTTTTAATCGAGAATGAATAAGTCTTATTGACACCCTCTCCGCTTACCGATACCGCGATTTCGTCCGAATCCTCAAACGTAAGAATCGGAATCATTGCACCGATATTAGCCGTGAACTTCGTGCCATCATCGGTTGTCATGGTCAGAATACCATCATCGGATAAAGCGAATGATACCGGAATCTTTTCGATGTTAAGGTCAAACAGAATCTTTTCTCCGCTCAACTTTGTTATTGTGATTATTCCGGTCTTTTCATCAATTTCCCAATCCTTAATCAATGAATTGGCTGTAATCACATCAAACTTGGTTGCATCCATAGCGACGACACGATATCAATCGCATCTAAGCCAGAATCCATTCTGTTGAGGTTTGTTTCATTTACCGCCGTTTCTTCGCTTGGAAAGTTTTTCCAATCTATACGGCTATAAATCTTCTGCATAGGCTACCTCCTATTTCGCAGACGCAATATCATCTACCTTTTTTCGGAATTCATCATAGTCAGTGTCAAACGTCTCTTTGTTCGCGGCGTAGATTTCTCGATTCTGAATCGAATAGTTTACACTGATATTTCCATTGTCTGGGATCTGCGCATTAAAATACGCGTACTGATTTCCGTCTACACTAGAAGTTCCGTTTACGTTAGTTGATTTTTGAATAGATAACATTTAACATTTCCTCCATTATTCCTAATCTTTGTTTTAATATATCAACCTCGCCTCTTAACGAGAAGTTGTCGAACTTAAGCTGCCTGATTTCCTTTTGCTGCTTCTGAATCATCTGCACATGCATAGCATGAAGTTCGTCCTTGTCAAGAAGCCATGTGTCATCTTCAACATCGAGTCCGACAAGTGCTTCATTATCACTATCAATGCCAGAATCTATAAAAGCCTGCTTAACATCCTGTGCAATAAAGCCATAGTGCCAATGTGCATCTACACCATCCACGTCTTCCTTATAGCGAAAGTGCACCGGAACGAATCTCATATAAACAGAAGAAATATCTTGTGCTTCTGTTATATCTGTTTTTAGCCTTCTATCTGATACATGTATTTGGCTTGCAGATACCGAAGAATATGTTCCACTGCTATTCACTCTCAAAAAGTAGTTTTTTGTATATCCGCTAGTTCCAGATTGACCACTTGCATTTACGCGAATTCCTGTTATAAATCCAGACGTGTTTGGTATGTCTCCAATGCAAGCGACTCTGTGTGCTTGGTCTGCTGACCCTATGTATACTCTTCCAAACCTATCATTGAACAGCACCGATCCGTGATAATTTGTATGCATATCATCTCCGCAAAAATCAAGGATTCCTAATTGGTCAACGCTAAATATCGGATAATCATATAGCTGTCCGCCCCATTTGTATCTGTAGTATACTTTTTCCAAAAACTTCACATTTGTAAATTCACTATTTGTTCCTCGAATCGTTCCGGTTGTGATATTATCGCCATTTATCGTAGTCGAACCCGATTGTGCCAAATCATTAAATGTGACCACACCTGTAATTTGAATGTTTGCATTATCGCTAGACGTATCTATGATGTTTCCATTCTCGTCATACAACTGAATTACAATTCCAACCGTCTTTTCCCCGCCTGTCGCGGTAATGCCTATGCTATGCGCGGTCTGTGAAATCCTTGTGGACATTTCGGTATCAGCTTTTTGCCGATTTATAACTTCGGTTTGAATCGTATCTGCTGTCTGCTCAAATCGTGAATTTGTCCTTTCGTCCAAGTCGCTTATTTCAGACAATGTATGGTCTGCAGTTCGTTCTAGGCGATTCGTGCGTCTTTGTACATTATCAATCGTATCTCTGATAGAATTAACCTTTGCAGAGTGCTTTTCTGTACCCTGTGCCGCAATCGAATCACGCTTGCTTTGTACTCCGGTCAGCGTCCGCTGCAAGATGTATGTCTCTACGATCTCACGCGTTGTATTGAATCGGATCGGATCACCAAGTTCCAAACACGGATTGCCGACGCAAGTACATGATTTCAGTGGCGTATATGCCGCCTGCTTCATGATCGGAAGTACGTTGTTCGCGATCTGCTCCAACTCTGATCCGGTCTTGTCCGATACAAGAAAGTTACCGGATATCACATAGTTATTGCCGGCAGTACCAACAATCGCTCCAGCGGTATTGTCGCTAGCGCGGATTTCAAGCTGCGTGATTGCCTTGCTTTGGAAATCTTCATAGTCAAACGTGATGTAATGACCGCTCATGGACTCGGTATTGGAATCTGCCGGGAACAAATCATTACGCGGATACAGATCTTCTGCGGGATACACAGCACTGATGATATCCGGTAGGATTACATAATCGAACTTGCCGTCACGGTTGATGTTACCAAAAGCACCATTGATCTCGCAGATTGCTTCAATAATTGTCTTTCCACTAACTGAAGCTTCTGCTGTCACCGCAGAATCATAGGATGATGATGTGGTCAGCGTCTTGTTGACGGTCATGCCATCATTGACAAGGCTCGTGTCGGCCTGTACAATCCCGAGATGTGCGAAAAAGCTATCACGGAACGCCTTAAGCGTCAGCGGAAATGATAAGCCATCATACCAAGCCTTAACGTCAGCATTGAGGATGTCGTACATCGCATCATACGCCACGATCTGTCGCTTGGTGCGGTCTGCAGTCGGCGTGTCAGAATAGATCTTATACTCTCCGTATGTAAACGGATCATCCTCGTTCCCTTCCAACGTTTCCAAAGGACGAAGCTTTTTCCCGATAATGCCGGCAGGAACATCATGAGCAGTGAATGAGATCTGATTCGGCAAGCAGGATCCGAATTTCAACTCGGATCCGTCATTGAGCGTCTCTGTCATCGTGAACGTGTCACGCTCCCTCATGGAGTTGTCGATTACTGCCTTGGTACCGACTATTTCTATATTAAGTTGCTTATGAATCGAACTCTCGTAATAGAGTTCCTTATTCTTTCCATTTATCATAGAATTTCAGCTCCGTATCCAATAAAAGCGAGCCGCCAGCCGTCGTACTCGATCGTATGCTCATCCGCATAGCCGACGATTGTCGTAACATCCGGAACATAACAGTACATTGTTACATACTTCATAATCTCTGAGCACCAAGCAGTAACAAGCGCCTTTTTCTCACGCCGTTGTCCGACATACTGTGCGTTGATTTTCGACATAAATGCATCGAACTTCTTCTCGGTCAGTCCTGGAACCTGCCACTCTGCCTTAAGTACCTGATTCTTAAGTGCGTCTCGGTGTAACTCGCCATTGTCATCGTTGTACGAATTTAAGTCCTGCCCAAGAAGAGGGGACTGAAATGTGCTTGCGGTTATGTATTCAAAAGGGACTTTATAATCCCCGACCTTGATCAGATATCCGCCATATGCCATTTCTCGTCCACCTCCTTAAAATTCAAATGCCGGCTTTCCGGTTGAATGAAAATATTCGTTTGCTTTCTGCTGCGTCACATGGAAAATTCCGTTCGGATCTCCCTCTACTTTAAATGTAACATTAACCGGCGTTCCTTTTGTACCAATTACAGCGCGAACCGCACGCGCTACTCCATCACTGACAGACGCTACGATCTGGTCATTGTTCATGACCGATGTATGATTGCCGATCGTTCCCACAAGTTCGGGTCCAGCTTCTCTCGCCAGGAAAATCTGACCGGTCGGTGCATCCTGGGTACCGACTGCATAATGTGCGATATCATGCCACACGCCACCAGAATAGATACCGCCGTCCGCTTTCTTGGTGGCTTTAACACCGCTACTGCCGCCAATGCCAAGCCAATCTTTGAAACTGTTCCATCCATCCTTGATAAGCTGAATACCAACTTTAACTGTGGTGCCGACAAAACTATTCAGAGACTTCCATCCGTCCTTAAACAACTTCACGCCAATCTTGTCCAGCTTTCCAACGTATTTTGACAACGTCGTCCAACCATCCTTGGCAAGCGCAAACTTCTTTTTACCAATATCTCCCACAAATTTAGACACTGTTGTCCAGCCATTCTTCGCCAAAGCAAAAGATTTCTTTCCAATGTCTCCTACAAATTTGGATACGGTTGTCCAGCCATCCTTGGCAAGTCCGAATGCCTTCTTACCGATATTTCCCACAAAATCAGCGAGTGTCGTCCATCCTTGCTTGATCAGAGATATTGCCACATTTAATGTGGTCTTGGCAGCATTGAAGCCTTTCTTGATCAGATTCATAGTATTCTTAGCCAGATTCTTAAAATTGAAATTTTTTAACTTTTCTTTCCAGCCTTCAATGATTCCGAGAAAGATATTCTTTCCGATCGGCTTCATCTTCTTCGCCGGTGAATGGATTCCAAAAGCCTCTTTAAATCCATTGATAAAAGGCGTAAGAATGTTGTCCTTAATCCATGTACCAATATTTACAACAGCATCTACAATGCCCTTCAAAATGCCTTCAACAATATTTCCGCCACACTCTTCAATCTTCTCTTGGAAGTATTCTTTTGCAGCGTCTGCTGCATCAGAAACCAGTTCGCCTATTGCCGTTGCTAAATCAAGTGCTGATTTGAGAGCTGTTCCAAGAAGTTCGCCGATATCCGAAGCGATTGTTTTCCAATCGATCCCCTTGAAAAAATCTGCAATCGATGTACCGATGTATTCAAGGGTTTTCTTCCAGTCGATTTTCTCGATTACCCCGATTAAAAATTGAGCAAGGGAGTGGAAAGCGCCACTAATTGCCTTACTGATGCTCGACCACTTAATTCCTTTGAAAAAGCTTGCTATTCCATCGACAATGCCATTGCCAAGGCTTTTCCAATCCGTGTTATAGAAAATTCCGCTAAGAGTATCGAACAGGCCTGCAACAAACGTTCCAAGCGTATCTCCCATGCCGCTCCAATCGAATTTGTTGATAAATCCGGTTAGTGCGTCACCAACTGATTTTCCGAAAGACTTCCAATTGAATTTATGTACAAAGGTCTGCGCAAACTTAACTGCGGTGTTAACACCTTCCGCGATAGTTCCACCCACGAGATTCCAATCCGTTTCCGCTAAGAATCCGTTAAGCAATGTTGCTATACCACTTGCAAAATGCTTCGCCCCACTCTGGATATTGTCCCAATTGATGTTCTTTAATGCTCCGTTGACCTTTGTGCCAATCATTTCGCCAATGCTTGACCAATCATCCGCCTTTAAGACTTCCTTGATCTTATCTGCCAGACTTGCGATCTTGGGATCAATCTTTTCGGTCGAGAACATGTCCCCAACAGATTCACCAGATCCGCCACCGCCACTGCCGGAGTCAGAATTTGACGATATAACATTCAATTCGTTGAAAGACTGCAATTGTCCATTTAGCTTCTTCGCAGATTTTGCCGCACTGTCAACGCCACTCGCATAGTTCTTTACTTGCTTTGTAGCCTTGATCCACGTCCCCTTGCCGGTAAGCGCAGATATAAACTGATTAATCTTGTTGATTGCCGCCGTAATCATATTGATAAACTGCGTGATTGCTGGTGCGACCGCGCTTATGATCGGCGCGGCCATTGTCGCAAATGCGTTCTTGAGTGTTGCGACTGCGCTCGTCAGCTGCGACATTTTCGCATTTACATCCGTCGAATACTTCGCTATATTCTGTGTGCCATCTCTGATGGCGGAAATCATGGCGTTCCAGCCTTTCGTAATCCAATTGAACACGAACATTGAGAGGGCAATTCCCTTCAAACGTGAACCAAAGGTGCCGAGCATGCTGCTTCCCTTCTTGCCATGAAAATGGAAACTTTTGAATGCGCCAACTGCGGATTTCAGTTTTGAAGCTAAACCAGATACCTTCTCGCCTGTAGTCTTTGCTTTTGATTTAAAAGAATCTAACCAATTTCGCGTAGATTTGTCTGCCTGATCAGCTTCTTGTTTAACACGTTCCTCTTCTTCCACCATCTCCTCTACACTACTTGCGGTCGATTGACCTTTTGCCGCCAAATTATCTGCGCTTGCAGCTGCTTCTTTCTCATTTGCGGATAAGTTGGCTATCTTCTGAGCCGTAACTTCCATCTGTGCATTGATTTCCGACAGTTGCTCCGCCTTTTTCTGATAATCTGGAGAATCCTTAATCTCATCAACACCCTTGTACGCAGTTCCCGAATCCAAATAATATTGAGCTTCACCTTTCGCAGATTCGAGAGTCTTAGTTAACTGATCTAAATCATACTGCATCGATTTAAAAGCACGGCTATCTGTTTTTCCACCAATGGCTACAAATTTTTCCATACGGTCATTAAGCGCATTGATTTTTTTCGTTGTGTCATCTATCTGCTTTTGCACCGCTGCAAATTCATCCGTAGGAAGCTTTGCAGACTCCATTTTTCGCATCTCATCAGTTATTGCAGATGCCTTTTTTGCGAATTTTGACAATCTATTTTCTAAGCTCAGTAATTGTTGCTTTGCTTTCTTTGTTTCAATATTAGTGTCAACCAGAATAGATCCGTCCGCTTTTGCCATCTACTCACCTACTTCCTGCCGCGTATTTCCGCCATCATGCGGTCATAATCATCAATTCTCTCCGTCTCTTCCTTGGTGTACTCTTTCTTCTGCTCCGGCTGATCCAGCGCATACATCTTCTGTGCCTTCTTGAGTGCTTCTCGATACTCGGGCGTTGATCCTTTTGTCGGTTTCTCTTGTCGCTTACCAACAACCTGTAAGAAGCTTGATAACTTGTACGGCATATTCCAAAGCAGTCCGCAAAACATCCACCAATGCATGGATTGACCCGCAGCGAGGTCGATTCCGTAGATCTGCCGGAAATCTGCATAGATGCGCCACTGATCCACGTCATAATCGACCGTTCGCATCTTGTCGCCGTCCGGATCCGGATTATCGTGAAACCAGCCGGAGAGAAACCACTCTACACACTCGGAAAGCTCAGCCCCCTGAGGATGATCGCGAAGATACTCTTCTCCGTTTTCATCCTCGTCGGCGAACATGAGCCACACGAACATATCACTTTTCTCATAGTCGGTAAGCTCCCGATCGTACTTCGCCTGCAGCATCTGAATGCCGATCGTATAATCCGTATTCACTTGATACCCGCGCCACTCCGTCGGCAGCTCATCGATGAGAATATTATTCATGCTTTACGTTCCTGTTCTTACCCTTGTACTTGTTGTTATGTCTGCGTGCCGCGCGATTCGGTGAATACTTCTTGCGGATTGCTTCATTTCGTGTCTGGAAGAGATCACTCATCACGGGAATTACTGCATTCACAAAATCAATAAGGGCATCTTCGTCTGGAACAAAATCCTCGTGCATCTCATAGCTCTGACGGAACACGTTACGGATCGTGTCTTTGCCAAACAGAGTATCAATCTCGCGGATCATTCCCTCAATGATACCGATACGCATCTTGGAGGCATCTACGATGATATCCATCCGCACTTCATCGGGAAGCTTGTCGAACTCCTCTCCCTCGTATTCCTTGTATTTTTCTCTATAAGAATTAACATCATCCTCGCCGAGGTTTACCACCTCTTCAAGATTGTGCACGAGCTCAACAAAACGCGTTGCCGTAGCAGCATCCGCGGTGTTGATACGAAGCACTGTGATCAATTCTCCTTCGAGGTTATTGACCTCGATCGTCTTGATTCCATCATCAAATGTAATTGTTCTAATATCTGCCATAATTACCATCCTCTCTTAATTCGGGGCGCGAAAGAGAGGTACGCGTCCCGAATATGCTAATTGTTGATTAACACCTATTCCTTCACGTTTGCACTTGCGGTAGTCTTTGCCTTCCATGTAAACGAGCCATCAGAACCAATAGTGATTGTTCCAAGTTCGACTTCTCCATTTCCATTAATCTGAATAGATGATGTAAGGGTATCGCCGCCGGCTCCTCCTGTGCTCGAAGGGCATACCGTAACTGGAATACGGATGCAATCTCCGGTTCCGTTCTTGATGTCCGACTTGCGGAATCGGTAATAATATGAGTTGCACTTTTCTCCGGTTGGGAATTCCTTAAACAGAGTGTCAATGCAGGTCTGCATTTTATCTGACAAACAATCTCTTGACGGATTCATAGAAAGTGCATAGCCTTTTACTGTGTTTGATGCATTTTTCATATTTACATACTGCTTGGAATCCGTATTCGGTCCCCAATCTTCGGTAAGTTCCGTAAAGCCATCGCCCATCTCGGCAAGATCTTCTGCGGATTCTAACAATGTTCCGATGTCAAGTAATGACACCATGTTGGTACGATCTAATGCCATATTTCTTCCTCCTATTTCTTGTAAAAATACTTAAGTTGCATGCTCACGCCGTAGCCGACCTGCTTTGTGTCCTGATACACCGGACACACAACCGATGTACGGCTGATAGCTTCCAGCTGCATGTGAACATCCTTGAACTCCACGCCTGCGCCTTCCATCCACTCTGCAAGCTTATCCAGCACAGTCTGTGCATCGATAGACGTCTTGTTTGTGGTTGGGGAGCTCCGGAAAATGATCTGATACGGAAACTGCGCGGTGTAGTTTCCGCTTACATACTTCTTGATGTACCGTGCGCCCTGTAATGGGAAAATGCCGATCGATGTTGAATCATCAGATGTGGTATTCCATCGCACAGTTTTGTTGTTCGCTTTAAAAGTCTTGGGAAAACCCGGATACTGCAACACTAGCGCAAGCACTGCGCCCGCCGCGTTTTCCGCGTCCCCCACGGTCAAATGCCCTACTTCTTCCATCACACACCTCCTACTTCAAAATGAGGCATGATGTCCTCATACTTGTCCACTGTGGTAACCTTGTATACCGCATCCATATTGTCACGCGCCCATTCGTAGCCGCTTGATTCCGGCAATTCTAACGAGGTCTGATCTCCTTTGATGAAGAAATCCTCTGCCGGATGAAACGTGATGCAGTTCAGCTTCTCTTCCTCCGGTATCGCATCCCATGCTTTAGGATCCATGTAACGCTTTCCCAATTTACTAAGGTCGGCAAAATCAACGAAAAGCTTTGCCGCGTCTGCGCTATCCATTCCACTCTTAGAAACATTTGCGCCCTTGGTCTCTACCAGGTTCACGCACTCTAAAAGCGTAGGATAATATCGCTCCTTATCGGTGTCCGGATCACAGAAGCGATTGAACAGTGTTACTGTATCGTTGTAAAACAATCCGAATCCCATCATCCACACTCCTTGCCTTTCGTGCACTTCCAGATATGCCGTCTTGTGTAATGGTTGCCGTGTGTGCGGACATCGCTATACGCATAAGGCATCATCTTATGCTTGCAAAACAAACGCTTAATAAACATCACTCCACCCCCGCATAAAGCAATCCGGTGCCGGACAGATACTCGCACACCGTGTCGTAACACAGCCGGTTCTGCGCCGTCTTGTCCCCCAGCACCTTATCAACAAGTGTCTCGTTGCTTCCAAAGCTGATAGACTGACCGCCGGAGGACATCGACTTAACGTTGCCGTTCTTGGGATCATTCGCATGAACTGTCTTATAGTCGATCTGATAGAGCAGATCAGCAAGTGCGCATGTAGCTTTCTGAATCTGCTCGTCAAATTCTTCCTTGGCAGCATCGCCAATATGTCCATAGGTCAGCTGATCAAGTTTATCTGCCGCGCGATCTTCCCACTTTGGGAAAAGGGATTCCCCGATAGAATCCCCATAGTATTTTTCTTTGTAGAAGTCATACGTGGTGTATTTCATCTTGGAATCCCCTTTCTACTACCCTCTGGTAATGATTCGCATAATATTGATTGCCTTGATCGGATAGGTAGCATTTGCATCAGAAGAATTGTTATGAGCAATCTCCCAATTAGTTCCAGCCTCAAGTTCCTCGGTAGTCGGAGATACAATACTTGTATTCTTCCAAGAGATACCATAAGGAGCAAAGACCTTTCTCTGTCTTGAATACAGAGTCGTCTCGCCACCGTTCTTTGAAGGATTACGGTCCATTTCGGACGAAACCTTTACGCCACAGTTTGTATACTCGATTGCCCCGTTTCCAAGAACATAAGTTGTATACTCTGTGTATGCATCAGACACTTTCTCGTAGTAGCTTGACTCTGACGGATTACCGGTCGGAGAAGCAACAACCTTATACTCCTTGCCGGATACAGTGTAGTAGGTCGTTCCTTCCTGTACTGTAGTGTCCGCAGACTTCTCATACTTGGCATCAACCTGTCTTGTCGGCATGGTATCGTCTACAAGTACGATTCTGCCATTTAAAGTCGCCAGAGGAAGATTTCTTTCGATTCCGTTGCCGTCTGTGTACTTCATGTACTCTAAGAGATTAAGATTCTCCAGAATGGTAGCTGTGCGAGAATGCATAACAACAAGTGCGAAGTTCGCTTTCTTGTCTCCAAGTGCCACCTGCATACCGGTGTTGAGCGTTGTGGCACCAAAAGTACCATCCTCATTTGCAGAGATATCATAAGTATGCTTCGTTACGAAGTTCTTACCTTCTCCGGTGTTCATAGAGAACACGCCTTTGAGTGTGCTGAGAAGTGTATCCTGGTCTACATCGTCCCAAAACTCTGCAACCTCTCCAGCTGCGGCAGAATAGTCATCCCCAGAGATATCCGATACGAAATCCTTTTCAGTCCATCCCTGTGCGCGTCCGACAACGATACGTCCCATAGAATAATTTCCACGTTCCTCAGTATCGATGTCTGTTTTGCCGTCGTAATTCACGGTCTTTCCGGATAAGCGCGCCTTAATCAGTGTTGTGATAAAGTTGCCGCCCTTCTGATCCGGAAGCATCGGAGCATACTCGCTGCGCTCTACAATAGCGCCACAGTGGAGCAGCTCATTCAAATGAAGATTCGGTGTCTCGCGCACCGCAGCATCAAATACTTCGCCATTAAAATTAACTAAATCAAATAATGCCATTTACTATTTCTCCTTTCCTCTTCTCAGATATGGTGTGATATCCATATCTGGGTTCTGGTTCTTAAGTTTCATGAGTTCAGCCATAGAGAGCTGCGCTCCGTCCGGCTGTCCAAAATTGTTACCCACAATCTGACTACGGTTCTGCTGCGCCTTGAATGTCTTATCATCGATGATGATATCCGGTTTGTAATTGCCCTTCTCATCCTTGACGATAGCATCAAACAGATCCGAAATACTCTTGCCACGCGACTCATCAGAATTAAGTGTCTCAACGAGCTGCTTCTTGATGGCATCCGCCGTAATAGCGTTGACAAAGTGCTTGTCTGCGAAAAAATCTGTCACAAGTCCGTCAATCCTTGTGATCTCGTCTTTCTCCTTGCGTTCCTTACGCTCGTTCTCAAGTGTTGCAGTCAGGTCAGCAATCTTCTGATTGAGTGCATCAGAATCCAGAGCAGCGTCTTTCAAAGTCTGCAGTTCCTTTTCAAGATTCTCCTGCTTCGTTTCAAGTTCTTTCTTGTCATTTTCCAAGGTTGCAATCTTATCGTTTTTCTTCTGGACTTCCAGATCCGATACGAATTCCCCTGGAAATGCTTTCTCGATTTCTGGTGTGATCTCAACACCAAGAGATTTCAGTTTGTCGATAATATTCATTTACAAGTTCCTCTCTTTCTTAAAAGTTTTTAATCCGGTCAGCCCGGCGCGAATGAGTTGCTATTTGATCCATAGCTGGCAATCGGCATTGCAGGATTCGAACCTGCGGCAATGCTCCCAATTGATTAGTTGCTCCCTCTATACCGACACAAAGAAAAGACACGCCCACAAACAGGACGTGCCTCATCGACCATCCTATAACTCTTGTAGGTTAGCGGGCGGATTCCTACGCTCCGTCCGGTGCTTTTCATTTGTCAATATAATTTTATCATGGGAATATAAAAGATTTGTACCAATTTTGAGCATACAAAAAGAGCCTATATTTCAAGGCTCTTTTCACATTAATTAAAAGAGGAGTAGTGCAAACGTCAATGCCATCTGCACTATTATATTACAACAGATTTGACTTTCATTTGTACCAAAATTCTATATTGCAGGAACTACATCCTTGATTCCTTTCATTGTCTTATAAAGTATCACGCTCTTTCTTCTCGTTGTTTCCATAACGGTTTATAGGTTCCAAGCCAATGCTCTTTATAATGTTTACCATAGTACTCCTTTTCTTCTAAGTATTCTCCCCATGTCATTTCATCGCGCACAAAAGGATAATCCAGAAGGATACCAAGATTTGGAATATCCCTTAGTTTTGTATTTACATCAATTCCGTTGATTTCCATATATAACCATTCCTTTTCCAAATTCACGAGCAGCCAGCTCAACCGCATATTCTTCTGCCTTTATGCTGATATCTGCTCCATATTCCTTCGCATGTTCTTTGATATATTGGTTTATTTGCTTCTCGTAATAAATCGGTAAATACTCATTTGTAACCGTTCCGTTACTTTCTACCAATGATATTATACCATCATTTCTTACAGCTGCAATCACCTTAATATTGTCATCGCCCGCCAATATTTGCAAGTCGGGAAGCGAAAGCTTCGTGGCAGTATTATGATTGTGTATAAAAGCATATGTTTCGCCCTCATTTTCCAATACGTGCTTATAAAATCCACCAACCTGCGAAAATTCTTGATCCGTTGTAGAAAACTCAATTTTACCTGTTTTTAAATTTACAAGTTTACAATGCTCCCACATGGTATCGCTTCCCAACTTCGCTACTTCCGCGGCGGCTTTGCTTAATCCATCATTCACCGCACTTGGAGTCTCGGGCAGATCAATCCTATAGCTTTTATTGGAATCATAGTATACTTTCTTGCTGACACCTGTAGATCTTGCGGTTTTAGTCTTGGTGTTGCCATTCGCCGTTGCCGCCTGCTTCCTCTTGAATCCGGCAACCTTAACGCGGTCATACTGCCGCCGCAATTGATTCTCCGCACAGAATGTACCATAATTACGATTCTGCATCCGCAACCTTGCGGATAGCTTATCATAATCGCTCTGAATGTTTGGATCATCTGGAAACGCTTTCATCTCCTGTTCCTTTATGATCAGCTGGCGCTTGGTCTTACGGATTGCGCGCTCCATCGCACGTTGCTTCTGATGCAGATCATATAGTTTCTGACTCTCATGTATATCTATCTTTTGGTTACCATCCGCATCCACATATGGATTTCTTAAGGACTTATCCCAAGGCTTGTGAGAATGCCGGCAGTTATACCCATGAAGTCCAAGAGGATTTACCACGTGTCCTTCTCCGGTCTGCAGATCGATGTCATATCCGGTGGACTCCAAGAGGTTCGGTGCGTCCGGATCAGAACCTTGTATCTTATACACCTTACCCTGCCAATAGTCATGCGACTGTAGTCCGGTTGGGTTGTTCTTATCGTGTCTTGCGCCCATATGCGCCGATACCAGAACATATTCCGCCTCAGCTTCAACAATATACTTATTCGTGACCTGCGCCGCGGTCTGATTCATGGAAGTAACGATGCAGCATCTTACTGCTGCTTCCAAGGATCTACGAGATCCGGTCGGATAGTTCACGTGCATTCCATTCTCTGCATACCGATCTAGCACCTCGCAGATAGCGCTGCTATAAGACTGCAAACCGCTTGCCACTCGGAAGTCAACCTCGTTCAACAGATTAAGCAGATCCCTCTGTGATTGGTCTATCGTGGTATTCGTGAGGTTGCTGAGTTCTCCAAACGTCTTCATCATCTCGGCATTCATCGCCGCGATTACTGCGTTATTTTCAAGAGGTGGCTGAACGCTCGCCAACCGTTCCAATACACTCTCATCGTCGGAAAATGAAGTAAGTACGCTATCTCTTAATAGACGGCGCACTTCATTCCTGCTCTTGCCGGTCAGTTGTGAAATGCGCTTTATAATCTCCTGCCGATGTAACCCCATCTGCTGGAGCTTCCACAATTCACGATCAGCGGTACCAGACAAAGATCCTGCCGCCATAAGGCGCGAAGCGATATCCTGTAGTATCCAATCTTCAAGATCCTGGTACATCTCTATTAACTTGTCTGATTTACCATAGAAATAATCCGGTGTCAGCACCTATCCTTTGCCTACCTCTCTCTTAACCAAATCAATCCACTCTTTACCATGCACATCTTTCGCCCGCTCAAACCAATGATCTGTTGCAAATGGATGTTCTTCGCTTGGGTTGTAATGTAATGGTCTCCCTTCCGGATGTTTTTCAGGCGGAGACCAGAATCCAATCAGATTTCCTTCATCGTCATACTTCGGAATATTGGGACCATATACCATTCCCATGTACTGATAATGCGCATATGGAGTGTTCCACTCTATCGCCCCTCCATATATTCCATCCGGATAATTTACAGATCCCGCTAATGCTCCATTTAAAAACGGAACATATGGATCGCAATCCGCCGCCACCTGCATATTAAGTAACTTCTGTGCATTCCGTATATTCTCGTCAATGCGCTTGGTATCTATATGTATCTGCACGCATCCCACAGTCCTGTTATACTGCATATAATCACTTCCTTACTTTACTGATCAGCTCCAATGCTACGATTGTCACACAAATAATCAAAATGTTCATAGTTGATACTGCCATGTCCTTTTCCTCCTATTCCTCGTTAAATAGTCCACCCTTGTTGTCGCTCGCATTCTCAGCATCGCGCTCCGCAAACATCTCGTCAACTTCCTTATCGTTGAATCCCTCATACTCTTTGAGATACTTACGCTTGCTATACACGCCCTGCACCATCAGCTGATATGCGCGTTGTCTGTCCTGCTCAAACGAAGCCAATAAATCCTTGAAATAGAATATATCCTCATCCGCTACATCCTCGTCCAGCGCATTGACATAACCGCTCGGCATATCAAAGAACACATCGCAATATTTGTCCATAGCATAGACGAGATCCTTGATGGCACTCTTTAATGCATTCCGGATATCTGTGATTGTCTCTACCGTCTCGCTATCGTCACTCTCAATCTCTGTGGCGGTTGCGATACCGGTCTTGCGATCAAGCACAAACTGTCCCTGAGAGAATCCTGCCTTGGTGGAGATCATGGAGAGAATCGAATTGATATCTGCGACTCTCTGCTCCGTCAGCATTGTAGGCACATGCTCATCAATTGTATTTGATGCATCCACTCCATGCTTCAAACCTTTAACAAACCGCGGCAATTCTACTCTGTTCTTATCTCCGGTGTTCTTATCGCGCTTCATCAGTGCATTTTCATTGATGAATGTGATATGCTGCGAATCATCGACCTCGCCGTCTTTCCTGCTCCATGCCACATCAAGGTTGCGCAGCTCCTCCAGGCAGTTTGCGAATACTGCCACACCCTCTGGCGAAGCATAATCGATTGTATTGTTGTACGGCATCTTGAAATAACCGAATAACGGCTTCTCAACATTGGAGATATTGATTGATTCCGGTATATTCTTCCATTCCGGCACTTCTGTCAACTTGATGCTCCTGCCGAGGCTATCGCTTCCCTTCGACTTGAATGCTTTGTTCTCGATGGTGTATGTTCTGCCGGCATTATCCCCATCATCTGCAACCGAAGTTGTGAAGTGCTGATACTCCAATCTTGTATAGTAATCATCACCCTTGATTTTCCTATCAATGAAGATCACACCGAGAATATCTCCGTTGCTGTTCTTCTCGGTCACCGCGAAGCTGCCAGGCATTACATAATCAATCGCGCCGGCTGGATTGTATGTACCGTTTGGCTTAAGAATAATACCGCCTGCACCGCACGCATCTTCCACCTTATCGCGGATAGACTTCTGGATCATCGCCTTAATACACTGATTGATATAATCCGCTCTGTCACTTCCGGCGATCGTCACATTGAGATCCAGGCATGTCTTCTTGCTGGTGTAATAGCATAAGAACTTTGCAAAGTTTATCGTGCGCACATTCTTACTCATCCAATACGGTCTGCCCTTGATGATGTTCTGCCACTCGATCTGTGCCATTTCCATCAGATCCGATGCGATGATATCAACATTAAATTCTTTCTCTGCGCTTGTTTTGAATAAATTCATGAAAAACTCCTTTACTCGTGTGAATATGTTCATATGTCACCACCTACAATCTCATAGTAAACGCATTATCTTTCAGCAATATTCCGTGATTTGTCTCGGTAAATACCGGTTCTGTGTCTTCGTATACTTTCAATTCGACATCCTTCCGCAGAATATCATCTTTGCCATTATTGGAAATACACGCAATCACTTCTCTTGATTCCTTGTCTACAAGAACATAATGCTTACTCTTCGTATTCTTCATCTTCTTCCTCCTCATCTTCATCTATCTCATCGTCATACAGTCCATTGTTGCGACGGCTCTCCATGATTACACGGTTCAATCCGTAGATCAGTGCCATCACACAGTCCTCGTCCAACTTTGGATATGCATCCGAGAAACTTCCGTCTGCCAACTGCTCATGTTCCAAAGTGGTGAGCTCGTGTGCAAGGTGCGGGCATCTGTCCGGATCAACAACAATCTTCGTTGTCTGCTGCAACCATTCCCAGCAATAGTCTCTACCTTTACCGGATCCCCACCGCTTTTTAGCGCCAATCGCATTGAATCCCCAATCCTGCAACTCAGATATAGCGTCTGGGCGCGCGGAATCGCATATGATCTCTTCCTCGATGTATTTCTTGAGCCTGCGTGCAAACGTGCTATTCTTGCATCGCTTGGCGAATACCTCAGTTACACAATAAAGCGTGTCGGTGTCCTCGTCATACCACGCGACCTCAAACGTCTGCGGATGCTCGAAGCCGAAGTCCAATCCATAATAGAAGAACGGCATATTCTCGATCTCTGCATCCGTAATGGTCCGTTCCTCCACATTATCGAAGATACCACCACCGGTTCCGGTCACTTCGCCCAGGTAATTGTTGCGGTAGTACAACGGCTTATGCACCTTGAACCATTCCGCACGCTCGAAGAATCGTTTACCAAGCCATTTTACCGGCACATTATAGTAATAACTGTGGCATACTCTTGTCTGTGGTTTATTCCGACACTCTTCCACATACTGATTCATAAAGTTATTCTTTGACTTCGGTGGATTGAATATCTTGATATCAAGTGCGGGCGTATCGGATCTAAGGAATGTATCCTCGATATTATCCATCTGCTCCACGCCTGCCATTTCGTCACACTCTTCATGAATCAGCAGCTTTACATATCCAAACGGCACGTTGAACGATTTAAGCGAAATAGGCTTATCCGCTCCCACAAACATAACCATCTGTCCGGTTGGCTTATATACTGCGCACATCGGCGACTGTTTGAAATCCCAATTATCAACATCGTTGTAACGGATCACCGTTTTCATGAACTGATTGTATACGGATCCACGCAGGTCAACCTTATAGCGTCTGGTATATACAATATGTGCCTGCGGGTCCTGACGGATTGTTTCATACGCCAAGTCTCCCCAGAAGTTCGACTTAATGGATCCTCGGCCTCCCTTAGACACGATCTCATGCACATCTATCTCGCCGGCAAACGCTTCATGCACCGTCCGGTAGATCTCTACGAAGTCGGAGGTAATGTCCGTGATCGGTACGGTCCAGAGTGGTGCTTTCTCGCGCTTTTCCTTTTCCTCGCGCTCGATCTTCTGCTTTTCTGCTATGGTCAGTGCCTTTTCCAAGCCATCCATAGCCTTAAGCTGATCGGAGAAATCCGGAGCGAATCCCAAGCCGTCTACGACCTCGCCTTTGGCGATCTTACTTCTACGCTCCTGGATGTCGGCAAGGCTCATAATGTCGCGGTGCTGCTCCTTTTCGATGCGTTCCATCTGCGATGCTATATACTCTGAAATCAGTGGTTTCCGTAGGTTCTCTTTTGCTTGCTGCTCAGGGCATTTATATTTTGCCTTTCTTGCGGCATCCGTGCCATTCCCGCCATTCTTTATATACTCGTCTGCAAACGCTTTCTGTTTCGGCGTGAGTTCTTTCTTCATCCCATCACCGCCCATCTCGCATTTCGTTAATTGCATTTACCACACGGCAAGCGCCATCTACCATCTTCCTTACATTCTCCGGCTTTCTTAATTCCTCTATTGTCTTTTTAAATGCATCTTTCAGCTCCGGATCGTCACGAAACAGTTTCTGCATATTCTTCCTGGAGCAGTCGAGACAAATATCTATTCTCTGCTCCTGCGGCAGCATCTTCCCACATTCTCTACATTTCATCATCCGCTCACCGCCTTATAGATATCTAACAGACAATAGATTACCTCCACCATTGAGCAAGTCTTCAGTACCTCATAGTCCTTTGTCTTCCATTCTTTCTTACCTTGGTTATAGCACTCTACAGGCGTAATGATGCGGTAGGACGTGATCATGCGGTTCTGATCCTCTGAGTAGAACTGATTCTGATTTATCTTTACAACCATGCCTCGCTTTATAATTGCCGTCTGTAGTTTCTTCATCTTGCCTCTTAGGTTTGCCACACAATCACTTCCTCTCTGCCAAATGGTATATTTCTAACCTCATACCATAATTATAAAGCAGTGTTTCAGTGGATTTGTACCAATTTAGGGCATGAAAAAAGAGAGGACAAAGCCTCTCTTTTTATGTAAATTGTGAACTTCCATAGTCGATTAGATAAAACGCTGCCGTAAACAATACATATACATATCCTTGTGTTTCATATAATTCTGCTTGTTTTTTCAGTATTTTTTTAAAATCAAGTAACGAATATGTTTGGTGATCAACTCGTTTATACTGGCCAGAATATACATATAACGCCTTTTTCAAATTCATCTCAATAGAATTCTTTATTACTCCTTCATTAGAATAATCAAGAATCCTCTGCAGATGTTTTGAATCCATATCAACTATGCTTTTATACTCATGATTTTCTAATTGTTCTCTTAATACAATGCGGCTTTTATAACTCTCATCATTAGGAAAATCCTTAAAATGATATGCGGCTTCAACCATTGGATAATTAATGTACAGTTTTCCCTTCTCAGATGCATTAGAAAAATAAGTATACATTTTCTCAATCTTATCCAGAGAATACGTCGGATGCTGAGGATCATAATCAAAAGCCAATATTATTTCTGAAAAATGTTGCTTTAACATTTCTTTTTCATCCTCATTTGTCGCATATGACTTAAGAAGTAATGGGAGATCCATTTCTTCCCAATCTCCATCGGATTCCTTTTCCATCGCATCATATAAACAATATATATTTGTCTCAAACACAAAAATATGATGTTGATCAGCTATTCTATACGCCCTCAACATTTGACGTATTATTTTTTTATCATCAGGTCCCTCTGTAACAATTAAGACATTTGTATTGTTCATGATATAGGATCAAACTCTCCTCCCTGATACAGCTTTTCGAGGTTATGGCCCTCTCTCAGCTCTCTTGTCGTCGCATTCGGAAGAGATGTCAATCTCTCTCTATTAAGAATAAAATAGCAATCTGGTCTTAATATTCTATTAGATAGAATTCCTGTGTTATGAGATGCGCAAATAACCTGAAACTCTTTGCTCTTAGATAAATAATTCATAACTTTCTCTGATAACTCAAAGTGATAAAATGCATCAAATTCATCTAGCCACAAAAATGAAATATCTTTAGAGCTATTAATTGCATAGTATAAAGACGTAAGTGAAAGTGTTCCGCTGGATGCAGTTGAAAACCAATCGATATTTTTATTGTCATGAACGTCAAATAAACTTTTCCGCCCATCTGGTCTTTCCTCGACTCTCAGCCTATTCGGAATTCCAAATTCTCTCATAAAGTTAGAGTAATCCTCTAACAAATCATTTTTTACCAAGAATGTAGCAACACTTCCCGCGTCTCTAATTGGAATCAATTGATTATTTTCAAAGCTGCGTACCCATTGCATCCCCATGATGAATCTATACATTTTCTTCACCAAAGAATCATCTGGCAAATATGAATTCTTTACTAGATATCTAAAAAAGGAAATTGAGCTATCATAGAACTCTAAAGAAATATTTTCAACACCTATTTTTGAGAGATTTGATAAATCTTCTCCTGTTTCTCCTATTGAATATATCAATTCATCATCTATGATCAATTTCTCATCTACAATATCTGAAATACTTTTCTTTTTGTACTTAAAGCAAATAGTCCTATTATCAAATTGAAAATAATATGAAAACTCTCCACTATCACATGATTTGTTATCAGCATTAATAAAAGAATTCTCTGATTTTTTTAAGTAGAATCCACACTCTAAGTCCGTTAATGTATATACAATATCAAATAATGCCATTCCGAAATTTGATTTTCCAACAGAATTCCGTCCATACATAATCGCATCCTTGACCAACCCATCCTTGACGCATTGCATATTGAACTGATAATCATGGATATCAGACAAATCTAATACAAATTTGCCTTTAAAATTCTTGACATTACTAACCTCAAACTTTTTTAACATTTTAATTTTCCCTCCGACATTGATTATATAGCACCAAATCCTTTTTTTCAACACATTCCGTAAAAGAATTACGGCAAATATAAGTCACTATATATTTATGCCATTCTCACATCATAATATTCAAGGAAAAATCATCACTAACTGCCCATTCTGTTCCTCTTCAATTCGCCCCATCCTTTGCTTCATGATCCGCTGCGCAATCCGGCGCTTCCGGTAAAAACAATTCCTGCTGATTGGAAGAATGCCGTGGTGCGCCTCCAGCATATCATACGAAGTTCTCTTTACGATGGATTCTGTCAGTTCCGCAGCGATAAAGCTGTCTACTTGGTTGCAGATCTCGAATACTTCCTTTTCGTCCACAGGCATTCCCCCCTTTCAATTTTGAGTAACAAAAAACCAAGTACTTCGACCGGCACTTGGTTTCTCGTTACACTATTCAGTTTCAAATAAATTTTTCCAACAAGCCTTCTTCTGCTCATAGGTGTCATGATCAGCCGTAAGGCATTTCATGCAGGCAGCATCCGTTTTTCGATCCCCGGGTAGTGGATTCGGACAGCCTTCCTCTGAAATCAGATGTTCTATGGCTTTTTCATACGCTTTCTTGTAATCCATAAGCTTATTAATCCAACTTATTAATTGCTTTTCTAAGATTCGTATTTACATCTTCCAACTCAGATTTTACATAATAAATGTCCCCAGTGTTTGAATCCGTTGAGGAAGTGTTTGACTCAATCTTTCTCAATAGATCAATCATCGTGTCGAATTTCTCCGATAATCCCTGCAGCATAGCAAGCAATTCTACGTCCTCCATGTAAAAGCCCTCTCTTTCGTATATGATGTAATGATTATACTACGCCAATCGTCATTATTCAATTGTCAATGTACTACTCCCAAATTTCATTTAGTAGTAGATGTCGCTTTTATCTCTTCGATTATATCCACACCCAAATACACGCCATCTAAAGCAAACTGTCACAAAAACTTTAATAACCGTAAAGCCAATGTTCAAATGCCACCAATCGAAGTTTTGGTATGCTTCAACGCCGCCGTTTAGCCCATATCTTTGTCCGATTCCAAAGGCAAATGAAAAGCGATTTGTCTTTGTGTATATTCTGATATATCTGTCTGTTTTACTTACCATAAATAAATCTCCTTTCCTAAGGCTATAGGCTACGCAAACCGGAGCTGTCCGGTTTGCTCTGCCTTAATCATCATGTTTGGTGTACGCTCTGCCACACATAACTCTGGTAGATTGGCTTTGACCAATGCCGCAGGGATCGGCGGACACACTGCATTGCCGCATCTTCTGACCTGTTCGCTTCTCGGGTATATCTTGCCTGTATAGTCATGGTCAATTATGTAATCATCCGGGAATCCCTGGCATCCATACAGTTCCTTTGGCTCAAGCATCCGCAATCCGATATCTACGATCTTATAGTCGGTACCATTAATTGTAACTAAACCAAATCGATCTCTTGATGTAACCGTATCCAAAGGTTCCTTAACATCCTGTCCTGTTCCCTGGCCATAGTACTTGATCAGAAATACTCTGACCTCTCCGAAATGCCCTGCTGATGTTGTAATTGTATGTAATGGTTCCCTTTCATCCTGCCCGATTCCCGACTTATAGAATTTACTCAAGAATGATGTGACCAATCCATACCGGTTTGAACCATCAACTGTCATAAGTGGATCGTCAATTTCCTGCCCCCGGACTTCTCCCTGCGCCGTCTCGGAATGATACTGAATCAGTGTTGGGCTGATTAAGCAATGTTCATTTTTGCTCACGATCGTCGTGAGAGGTTCCCGTACATCCTTACTCCGGTCTTTTGTAAATCCGGTCTGTCCGATCTGTACAATATACGTTTCTACGATTCCATACCCGTGTTTTCCCGTTATAGTCGGCATTGGCTCACGGATATCGTTCGGTCTACGCTCACCGCCATGATTGCACTGAATGATAAAAGGCTCTGGATTATCCAACACAAACTTCTTCAGTCCTCTTGCGATCCGATCCATTGTTTTAGGTGCCAGCGGACGCACCGCACGGACACCATACTTCTCCTTGATTTCTTCTGACGTATCAAAGATGCTCGGACACGGTAGTGAGAAATCCAATTGTGTGTATGCTCCAACATAAGGTTTGACGAGTCCAGCTTTGACCGCTTCACTGTCTGCCGGTCCATGTGTTGGTTCCGGCCAGACAATAGAGCGGCCATCGCATCGGGCAATCATGAAAAATCTTTTTCGCATGGTAGGCGCGCCGTAATCCGCTGCTACAAGTTCCTTTGTATCTATCTCATATCCAAGTGCTTCCAGCTGCTTTCTCCATTTTTTGTATGTCTGACCGCTCCTTTTAGGATCTGGTTGGAATATCTGGCGATCCACAGGAACAACTTCTCCTGGATCTGCGACTCTTGTACGCGACTCATTCTTCTCTCGATCATGTCTTCCTGCCATGTTGACAATGACACGTCCTGTATCTTTATCCCGAATCGGAATGCATGGTCCCCATGTTTGGAATTCTTCCACATTTTCAAGCATAATAACTCTTGGTCTTACAAGCGCCGCCCATTTAAGCACAACCCATGCAAGTCCACGTATATTCTTTTCTACAGGTTTTCCGCCTTTCGCCTTAGAGAAGTGTTTGCAATCCGGTGAAAACCATGCAAGACCGACCGGATGCCCATTACATGCTTTTACCGGATCAACCTCCCATACATTCTCACAGTAGTGCTTTGTATTCGGATGATTCGTCTTATGCATCTTGATTGCTTCTGGATCATGGTTGATTGCAATATCCACACTATATCCTGTAGCCATCTCGATTCCGGTTGAAGCACCGCCGCCACCGGCGAAATTGTCTACTATTAGTTCTCCGTTAATCACCGATCTACACCTCGCTCTCACTTCTCAAATACTTCATATATCCCATTGACTGATTCAGCACATACACCGATACTGCATTGGTTAGTCTGTCTACCACATCAGCGTCATCCTTATACCTTTCGTATGCATCACTCACTACTTCACCTATCTGCGTGTACTGTGCCTTTCCTTGGCTGTTAATCCAACTCGTCAAGTCCATCACAGATCCACGCTTTACCTGTGATGCTAAATACTCGGACATTTCAATTTGTCCTTCACATTCATAATTGAATTTATCTAAATTTCCCATTTTTCAAAGGAACCCGATATATCGTTACCCCGGCCGGAGGTTCGGCTCCTTTCTTGCCTTACGGCTTATAATCTTCAAATTTTTTTACAGTGGCAAAAGCAAATCTCGAATTCACCCAGCGCTGTAACTTTTTCAGTTCATTGCCCTGTTTCAACTTATATTTGTCATAGATCATCACATAAGGACTGTAACCGAGATCCCGAAGCGTATATATTCGCTCCAAATCCTGATCAATGGTGGTGTCAAATCCGCAAAGAACATACACTGTCATTTTCCTGTGATTCCATCCGGTCAATTCCTTAAACATTTTGAACTGAGGAACGATTTTTTCTCTTTCTTCGTACCGGTCCCATGCAAAATGAATATTCTTAATTTTCATCTGCCGAATGTATTCTACTTTTTCCTCTGTCATAATTCGAATATCGCAACCTTGTGAAAAATCTACCCACGCACCACTGTCAATGAGCTGTTGGCTTAAATCTTTCCAATCCCTGCATGCAAACATATTCGGATCAAGCAGGACTATATTTTTCTGACCGTTCCAAAACTCCGACAAATCTGCGACCTTTACGGAACATCTGCCCTCTTTCTTCCCTACGATACAAAAATCGCACCCGCGCGGGCATCCCCTTGTCAGAAAGCCATACGCTGTATCCTTGCATAAATCCGGATAAAGACTGTAATCCGGATAGAAATGCTCGATTTCTGGCAGCAGAGGTTCACCACCGTCTGGATAATGGTATCCGGTTCCGCCTTTTACTACTTCACTGGCACATACCGGATGAGGATAATCCGGTGTAAAAGTAAACACTTTACTCATGTATACCTTGTCCGGCGGATTTTGCCATGCAGTCAGTGGATCATACCACTCAACCACATCCCCTTTCTTCTTATGCCAAGCAGACAACTTCATAAGAGGCAGGCTTGGGAAATTATGCCCGTCAACGTCTATCAAACTTATTTTCATTCTTTTCTCCGATAATCACGAATCAAACAGGCTAAGTTGTACAGGCTTTTCCTGTTCTTCTTTTATTTTCTGCTTCCGGATATTCTTCAACTCTTCCAATCGTTCCAGATCCAGCCACTTATCCGCGTGCACACGGTCAATGGATGTAGCTGAAAGATTTTCATATCCAATCTCGATCAGCTTCTTTTCAAGCCGATCAATGGCTTTCTGTCTTAACTGCTTTCGCTTTTCCTTTTTCTGCTCTTTCTCTTCTTTGATGCGATCATCTTCCCATACAAGTTCAACTCCATCTCGTAAATCTTGCAGATCCTGCATGAGGTCTCGACTCGGCTTGCTTTCTGCCCGGATGTTGTAAATTTCCCATGTAAGAGTTTCGTCCTCTAATTTTTCAAAGGAATTATTGATTTCATAATGCCATCGAATAGCCTCTTGTGACACTTTTACAATTGCTTCGCAAATATCCATGCTGCAGGGATGATCAAGAAAACGAATGCCCTTTTTCACAGTCTCCCATCTGTCCTTTTCAAACAGGGAAATCTGCGCTTCATGTCGCACCGCTCCGGATTTTCGTAAGTCATAATACACATTTCCACGTTTTCTGCTCAGCTGTCGTCCAAGAATCGGGCAATATCCGTTATCTGAAAAGCACATTTTTGCGCACCTGATTGGATCATAGGATTGTGTCCAAGTCTCCGCTCGCTCATTATAAAGCATATGATTCTTGCAAACCCTTCCGCCGTGAGCATCGGAATACTCCTTATACTTTTGTTTCTTCTCTTCCTCGCGTTCCTTGTTTGCCTTTTCGATACTGTTTTCGTAATCGTATGGATCATCTGTTTTGTGGCATGTACAAAAGCATTGAATACATAAACCGCCACCATGCGTACCATATAATCTCGGATCATTGTGCTCGCACTCTGGCTTGTTATATGGGCAGCGGAACACCGGATTGTCATTTTCATGGCTCCAATCGATTCCGCATCCCAGATTATCTATCACATGACTTCCCATGATGAACTTACCGCATCCGGTTTTATAAACGATGCTGTCTCTGTAGAACCGCTTATATTCAAACCCGCCCGAAAGATTGTTCAACGGATCATTGCCAGGAAGTCTGCTTGTATCTACCTGTACATAATCAGGATGGTGGTCGGCAGTATAACCTTCTGCAAGCAACCGCTTTGTCAATTCGTTATATTCCATAATCAGATCCCCTGACACGGACGAATGCCCCAAAAATCTTCCATTTTGCTACGAAATGCGTCTTGATCCATGTCATAAATCTTGCAAAAGCACTTCTCGCACGTATTCCGCACCTTAAAAGTCTTAGTCAACCGAGCATCCCAACTATTCATCCGCGCTCCGCATTTATGGCAATTTTCATCAAGCCATTTCACTTTATTTGCCATGCGTTCCACCCTCTTTCGATTTACTTCAAAATTTCATCCAAGCACGCATTAAAGCCTGCATTCATTATCAGAGCGTCACTCTTGCTTTCATCTCCGATCGTACGTCTTTTCTCTGGAAGTTGCCGGAGTGGACAAAAGCTCGCTCTATCCTCTGTACTTTCCTTACCATCGTAATATTCATCCTCCGGTACACAATACAGTCCACTTGGATCATCGTCAGCCAATTGACAATCTGCACAACTCTCCGGCATATCAATAACCAATACTGCTTTAGGCATCTGCACCACCTCACTTTCCCATCATGTCTGGAAAATCATGCCATGATTTTTCAACTTCTAACTCTTCAACTTTCGCTTTAAGTTCTTTATTTTTTGCTTTCAGATCTTTGTTCTTTTTCAAAATCTTCTGTAATTTACACGTTTTTCTGTACTCACATTTTGAGTGGATGGAATACTCTATACACATTTTGCATAATTCTGCGCTTGTCACTCGACCCCACCTGCCTTTACAACCTCGATCATATCTGACAACATTCCACCGCACTTAAACTGCTCCATCTCTTCGCGATATTCCTCCAACTGCGCCACAACCTTGTCAAGATCATATGTGGTTGGATAGTCTCTCAAAGCATAAATCACATCTTGCATATCCTCGGCATCGCCAAACATAACCGATCTTTCAAATGCATCTGCATCAATCAGTCTCATCGTTCACCCTCCTGTTCCATGATTCCTTTGCATTTTCCTGTGCATCCATCTTGTTAGCAAAATCCTCAATTTTTACATACGGACCAGCGCCGCCACATTCACCGCATATAATCCTATATCCTTTGTTTCCCATTTTTCTCACGCCTACTCTGCGATCATGGCAACCGCAAAACGGGCATGGTTTAATTTCTTCATTCATTCTTCATCGTTCCAATCAAATTCGATTTCTGTGCTTACATCGATACATCTCTGTCCCTCCGTCTCAACTCACGCTTTCACGCTGCAATTCTGCCTTTATTCTTCCCGCCGCTCTGTTCCATCGTCTCGATTGCAAGCCGGATTTGATTCGATGTAGCACGTTCCAGCTCTTCCGTAAAGTTCAAATCCGTTGCTGGAAGAGAACAAAGACTTCTAATCACATTCATGTACATGAGCATCCTCCCTTTTAATAAAACTCGTCCAACTTTTCATAAATGGCATACGGAATAAAGCAAATAATCTTCATCAGCTGTACGAGCAAATATTTTGGTATATCCAACAGCACAAGGATAACTAAAAGAATTGCATAGGCTTTATTTTTCTTCCACCACTTAATCGGATTTAAGGTTTTGCTATTACGCAGGTCCAATTTATCAATACATCGACTCACCAAAAACTGCATTTATCTACACCGCCTTTCCTGTTACAATGTCCCACTTCTCATCCTCGATGAACTGATTCCGTATAATCTCATCCGTCAAAAAATGATCCTTACTCTTCGGCTGCTTGCGCCAATAGGAATCAATGTAATAGGCAACCCAATTCATAAATTCCTCGATCTTAGCATTCGAGAACCGATAAGACTCCTTCAGTGTCGGGATTGTCAGATACATCGTGGATGCAAGCGCACTCTCAATGTTCCGATCTGCACCAAGCACCGCGCGCCCTTTCTGAATATCCGCCATGTACAACTTCTGTGGCATCGGAATCGTCTTTACCCACTTGATCACGTCGATTTTCTTTTTCTGGCAATACTCCATCATGCTCTCGCTTGTAACCTCTTCGTTTTCATCGTCCTGCCAAGCTTTCCGGCGCTCAACGGTCTTGCTGTAAAAATTCGTGACCTGCTTGAACGACATGTCAAACTTGTCATACAAAACCGCTGTAAAAATGAATCCCATATGATTTGCGATGTTATCGCCGAGACGTGCCTTTGCAAGCTCCTTACGGTACACGCTCATCGGGATCAACCGCTCTCTCTGATTTACTCCGTGCATTACTTCTCCTCTCTGTGTCTGCCCTTGATGCAGGTATTCCAGAACCGGCAACTCGGATCACACACCTTTGTTTTATCTCCATAGCTGCAGATCCGCCCGCTACCGTAGTAGGTCGGCGCAGCTTTAAATCTCTTTATCGCTTCGGGATCATTGTGCTTGGGTACCGGACCACTCTCAACAAATCCCAAATTTTCCTCTGTCAACATTGCTCTCAATCTCCTCTGGGAAGTGGGGCGTTTCCGCCCCTGCAAGGTAACCAAGATGGCTTGTGATAACTATTCGGTATTCCTCGCATTCCTTTGCGTTAGGTGTTTCTTTCGCCCGAAGGCGGGTGTTGCAACCCATTGTTCAACAACCGGCTCTCGAGATCTCCGTAATCGTGATCTCGTGGAGTGCAGTTGTTAAATGCGTTCTTCTTTGCCGGTACCGGTATTCTGCCTGGAACATAATTCTCGTCAAGATAGTCAACATAGCCACTGTTGAAAAATGTGCTACCGTACTGTGGATTCCTCCAGCCGGCGTCCTTCTGCAATTCAAGACTGTAGCGTTCAATCGCTTTAACAAGCCTATCTTCCCCGATTGCGAGTAGCCGCTTCTTTTGGGCATCCGACACCTGACCTTTGCCTTTCTTGTTCGGATACATCTTCCAAATACGTTCAAATAATTCATTTGCTTCAACAAGAGAATCTTTATTCTTTTCTTTTAATTCATCATCATGAGTATGAGAATGAATATGATTATGAGTATCAGTATCAGGGTTATTTTGCTTTTCAAAAAAACCATTTGCTTTTTTTGCTTTCGTTTGGTTTTCATCAAAAGCATTTGCTTTAGGTCTACCACCTAACTTACCGGCTTCACTACGTTTCCGGCATTTTTCAAAATATATCTCATGATCCCGATCCATCTGCTCCTGAATAAAACTAAATGCCATATCAGTAGCAGCATCCAGCTCCGGCATCTCTTGATCAGATGCATAGCTTAATATTGCCGTAAACAGCAATCCTCGTTGCTCCATTGTAAGCTTCTGAATGTTCCGGAGATATTTCGTATACATGACAAAACTGCTTTTATCCATTTATCCAGCCCCCTCATAGTTGCACTTGGTAAGCGAAATCTTTATAGCTACTTCATCTCCTTTTCTGCTGATTCTGCCCTTTAACGTTGATACTGGTGTATTCGTAATTCTGGCCCATTGTGCCACTGTAAGCTTAACTCCGTTGATTTCTATGTAATGGCAGCATCTTCTATTGTTCTCCTGCTCTATATATGTTGCCCATCTACAATTTGAAGGCTCATAATTTCCATTACTATCAATCCTATCCAGCGTCAGACCATCAGCATAGCCGTTTGACTTTGCCCAATCGCTAAATGCTTTATAGTCTGCAATCCATTCATCACAAACCTTGATTCCTCTGCCTCCGTAATACTTATATCCGGCCGAGGACTTCACATAGCACCGTTTCTTCATTCCGCGCCAAATATCATACAATCTTGTATTGGTTTCTCCGTGAACCGGCTTATTATGTTCAGCTCTCAGTTCGTCCCTAAGGCATCCGCAGCTTTTGGTAATGCCATATCTCAATTGACTAGAGCGGACTTTTGTCTGTTTTCCACAATCGCATTTGCAATTCCACCATACACCGGGCAATTCAACGGCCCTATCAATAACCACAAGCCTTCCGAATCGTTGTCCTGTCAGATCAATCGCCTTTGCCGACATCCAAATCCGCCTCCTTATATAATTTGATCCAATCATCAAATTCCATCGTTACTAGCCATCCCTTATTATTTTTTTCTGTGGAACACTGCCGGTAATTCCAAATCCGACGCGTCGTTTTTTGCCTGCTCCATAGCCTTGTAAATATTCAGACTCTCCACTCTTTTACATTCGATATGAATGCCATACAGTCCAATCACATCAGCATCGCCATTTGCTCCGCAGTACTGTTGCCCCCGACGGCACTCAAATCCATGTTCCTTTAATTTCTTTGAAAGTTCTAATTCTCCTTCTTTTCCTTTTCGCCTGCTATTCTTCATATATTCCTCACAATACTGACTTGCCGAATATCCTCCGGAAGTCCTCTCTGGTCCCATAATGTTCCTCAAAATATTCTTGTGCCATCTGCTTAAGCTTCATATCTATCTCCGCCGCATTCTTGCCCGCCTGTGCTCCATTCGGATGAAAATCCGGGCGCAGCGGAATCACAAAGCCATATTTCTCACTGTTCTTTCGGTTCGCACCGCCCCAGATATGGTGTCTCTCCACCGGAGCGGTTCCGGTAAAATAACAGTGGTCCATATCGTCTGTAAATACGCTTCGCAACCTTTTCATGCCGCACCCCATTCCTGCTTCATCCGCTCCAGTTCATCCGGTGTAGCGGTCTCAATTCCAAGCTCCTGTGCCTCTTCCACGATGCGATCAATAAAATGTGCCATCTCCTCTGTGTTATACTCACTTGATCCCTTGATCATCAGATAGGATGCAAAATTACCGTTATCTTTAATGTGTTTCCAATGACCCGACACCTTTGTCATGTCTACCGTTTTTTTAACTGTAATCGTGATATATCCGCCCTCATCCTCATAAAAGGTTCCGTACTTCTGCAGCATCTGTTCATACACTTCCTCTTTGCTTGATGAGATATCCGGATGATTGGCGATCTTGGTCATAAGCACCCATGCGTATGCATTGGCATCAAGGCTCCTCTTTTGGCGATATCTAACCGCCTTGATCCGGAGCAGATCATCTTGCTTCATGCTCTCAATCTGACCGGATGCCGAAGCATCAACCTCGAAAGTGAGGATAATGCCATGTCCGTCAAATGTACGGCTCGCCCCGGTCAGCTTTCCTGTCGTCTCCATCAGGCATCAGCTTCTTTCTTTTTCATGTACCAAGTCTCTACCTGTTTAATTATCTTGTCTGCCAGATCCTTTGAAATTTCTCCCACCTTTTCAAAATGATATTTCTCCCTCAAGTTCTGCCATATATCAGACTCGCCTGCATTTTCACACATATCCGCATATGCCGAGATAAAATCACTCATTGTGTGCATCTGCTCCGGTGTTGCCGGCTCAAACTGTGGTTTGATCGGGTCTTGTGTTACAGCATCCGGATCCTGCATCTCTTCTGTAGGAATGCAGAACACCTGAAAGCACGCATATTTAAACGCAATTGCCATAGCTTTATTGGTAGCCTTATCGCCGGAATCCATCCCCTCGCCAACCGTGATTGCTTCGATATAGGAACCATCCTCTGCAAAAAACGTATATTTGATTCTACAGATTGAATAGATCAGCACCGAGCCCTTGCTTGTGGTGCGTTCCTGTCTTTGCTGATCCATCACTTCTGGAACGATAAACACATGATTTTTTACCAATGCCGGATTAATGGCATTCATTACAGCATCAATTCCGCGGTACTTAAATCCCTGCTGCTTATTCACATCATCCTTACCAACTGCGCCGATCTCTTCCATGCACTTTGAAATAGCTTCATAGATATTCATTTTCTTCCTTGCAGCTTCTGCCATTCTTATGCCCTCCGGAACTTAATGTCATGCTGACGCATATAAGCTTCAAGCTGTGCAAGCTGAAATGGATCAGCAACAATTTGATAAGTAATGTAATCTGTCATTTCGTTCTCCACTTTCGCCTTTGGCTCAATGATTGTTACTCGTCCCTGAATCGGCTTAGTTGACTCCGGCTTTACCTCTTCCGGCATCGGCTCACTCGCCTTATGCGCTTCCTCTTCCTTAAGACGCGCAGCACGCTCCTGCTCTCTGCGCATGGTTTCCTCTTTCTGCTTCTGGTACTGATTCATTGTTGCAATGGCATCTGACAACGCTAATGTCATTTTGTATTTTTCAATACCCTTATCCTCAAATTCCGATTCCATACCGCGGATAGTAGCAAGATCCTTCTCAACGCTAACCATGCGATCAGTAATTGCCTCTGTAATTGCCTTCTTGGTTGTCGTAGCGTTCTCCCACCGACTATCATAGATTTTCTGCAATGGCAGATATGTAGCCGCCTCTGTATGCTCCGCGGCGGCATCTTCATAGATATTCTTAATCAGCGCCTGCTTCTCCTCAATGCGCTTACGCTCAAACTCCGCGATCTGCTGATTGATAAAATTGATTGGTTCATCAACCTGCTTTTTCAATTCGTTGACCTGTGCCTCGAATGCATCGCACGGTGCCATATACGCGTTCTTGATTTCCTTTCTCTTATCATCCAGCGCTTTTCTGAATTTTCTAAGATATGCCACGGTATCCTTGGCGTCTTTCTTCGACTCCTCGGTAAATACCATACCCTTGTATGTCTCAAGTTCTGCTGATAACGCAGCCTTGATACTGTCAAAATTTGCTTCAATGATTCCATTCTGTAACTGTACTGATAAATTAATTTCCTGCACTTTTTAATTCCTCTACTTTCATAATAATTTGTCCGTTTTCATCGCACCCCAAAAGTGCCATGAATCGGTTATCTTTTCCTTTTCTCTCCTGCCGGCACTCACACCGTTCTTCAGGATCTAAATTACTGCCACAAAATTGACATACTCTGTAATACATCAGTCAATCGACCTCCTGAACTGCGCGATCATACAATCCTCACAGTAAATATCTCCATAGATGTCATACATATGATCGTCTTGAATAGGTTCTTCGCAACATACGCACACAGGTTGGCTATCTAGCTTTGCCCCCATCTCGGCTTCATGTGCAATAAAAAAATCATAATTATCTGGAATGCTCAATTTTTTTCTTGGCGTCTTGCTTTTTCTGAAACCATTGGTTAAAATACAAATGTATTATTTCGAATCTCCTCAACTCGAGGGATCTGATTCCCCATTAAGATGAATTCAGGCTTTGGTCGGCAGTGAATTCATCTTTTTTTGTTCTGCTTCAAGCACGCTCTGGAAATCCGCCTCATTCTCTTTTCCCTTACGTCGGGTGTCCGTGCGTTCCGTATCGCACTTGCCTTGCTGCAGGTGGTAATGGCTAAGCAACACATTGCCTACTCCTTTCATGCAGATTTGCGGAGGCTTTCGCTTCTCCGATTTGTTTTCTTGCGGCGCTTGTTGATATCATTGATCACATAGCCAAGCCACATGATCCAAAGGCCACCGAGCGTCAACCAGAACATGATCATTCCCACAAGACCACCACTGTCAAGCGCGCATGCGCTGATCAGAAACACTCCGAAGCCGATCGCCATCAATACGTTTCCTACTTTCATCGTTTCTCCTTCCTACTCCGGTATATCCTTAAACTGAACTGAAATTGTCAATCCAAGTTCGTCACACATGCGATAGAATGTCGCAACGTTCATTGTCTCCGGCTTCTTAAACCAATTCTGAATAGTTTTTTCCGTAACACCAAACTTCGGTGCCAACTCGGATGCTTCCTTATGGTTCTGTGCTCGTCCGCCTGCAAGCATTCCGCATAAATAATCCATACGGCGCTTGGTTATGCTCTGCGCAAGGTTAGTTTTTGGCACGACGTTCTCACTCTCCTTTCTGTTTGCTGATCTCGCCCATCCGTGATAAAATTCTTTATACAGGTACTGCCATGTCGAATAATAAAGAAAGGATGGTACATATATGACCAAGGATGCAGAAAAATTTCTCTATATCAGCTATCAAGATTATCTTGACCGGATAAAATCCGGTGCTTCCAAAACTGAGGCTAAATGTTTCTCGAAAAACTATAGAAATGAAAACGGCTATTTTTCTTCTTGGCACGAAGATGATTTTTCATCTGTTCGCTCTGAATTAAAAAAATTAGGTTTTCTAAAAGCCTACGTTTCCGGTTCTTTTGAGTTGACTCCAGAAGCAATTGAGTATTTGGAAAACAGATTCAAAAATAATCTAAAAGAGCTAGCTGATATCATCTCGAAATTTATTCCATAGCCCGCACGGCAGGCGGTTCTTTCAGCGCATTGTCAAATCCGTAATTGGCACAGATGATGCGCTTTGAAAGTTCCATCCTGATTCGGAATCCTTCGCCTCCGGTACATGATATTGAAAAATCTGTACATCCATCTCCGAAATCAACACCATTCAGTTTAAATACTTTCTTTTCTGCATCGACTTCCAATGTCTTAAATTCCTGCGGCACTCCTGCAAGAATTTCTTCTAGCTTGTCCATCTTCTCACTCTCCTTTCTGTTGTTGATCTGGCTAATCTGTGCTGAATAAATAATCCAGCGTACAAGCCGGAAATTCTTTCTTTATTGATACCATTTCGCTTCTCTTGAACTCCGTTGCACCAGACATCTTATTTTTTAAGCTTTCATAATTAATGCCTGTTTTTTCAGCCAAAGCCTTAATGGTCAACTTATTTCTTGCCATTTCGGCATTTAAGTTACTAAACAAATTTCCATCTCCTTTCTTTTTGAATTACCCTGTGTCGTAACTCATATCTGTATTATATACCCCGTATCGTAATTGTCAACCCCCAAAAGTAAGTTTTTTACTCTGCAAGGTAATTTATTGTTTACAGAAATTAAATAACGGAGTATAATCAAGACATAACGGAGGTAAGAAAAATGGGACTTACAGATAAATTAGATATACTTATGAAAGAAAGAAATATAAATAAAGCAGAATTAGCTAGAGAGTCTGGAGTGCCATACACAACAATCGATGGCTTTTATAAAAAAGGCTCTGAGAATGCGAAATTATCTACATTGAAGAAACTATGTGCGTATTTTGAATGTTCATTAGACTATTTAGCCGATGATAATGTGCATACCGAATCAACCACAATGGCAGCGCACTTCGATGGGGATGAATATACAGAAGAAGAACTCGACAGAATCAAGGAATTCGCTGCATTCGTAAAATCAAGTCGCAAATAGTCCGTTATATTGGACATACATTGATCTATTCTTTTCGTAGGAGGTGAATGCGCCTTGAATAAATACGAAGAACTATTAAATGATGCAAACAAATCAAATATTGTAGTCACAGATCAGTTCGATCTATCTGGGACACGCATTAAAGGCTTGTACTGTGACGGCACGATTGCTCTTAATCGGGATATGTATATAGAGTCGGAAAAGACGTGTGTGCTTGCCGAGGAACTCGGTCACCACTACACCACAGTTGGGGACATCATGGATCAGACAGACGTATCCAACCGGAAACAGGAGCGGCGTGCCCGGATCTGGGCATATCACAAACTGCTCTCTCTCAATGATCTGATTGATTCGTACAAATGCGGGTGTCGAAATCAGTTTGAGATTGCGGAGCATCTGAACGTTACTGAAGAGTTTCTGGTGGACTGTTTGAAATACTACAAAGAAAAATACGGGCTATACGTGCGAAAGGACAACTATTTAATATATTTTGAACCTTTGGGAATTATGGATTTCTGCCGAAACTCCAAATAACTTTTACATAAAAGGCAGGTGCGTATTATGAACAAACGTCATGGAATATTATGGTATTTTACAATTTTCCCATTTATTATGCCATTCTATATTGTTTACTATTTATTTGTGTTTTCGGCTTACTTAATTTTATATACAATTCAATTACCATTTCGCATATTTCAGGTATGCTTTAATCAGATTCTTAAAGCATTAAAAATATCAACAAAGCACAGTAACAAGGTCGATAATGGAATTGAATACGAACATTTTTGTGCCGACTATCTAAATCACCACGGCTACCGAGACGCAAAGACTACAAAAGCAAGTGGAGATCATGGCGTAGATGTCGTTGCGTATAAACGCGGAAAGAAATATGCAGTTCAATGCAAATACTATTCATCTCCAGTAGGTAATAAAGCCATCCAAGAAGTTTATACGGGAATGGCACTATATAATTGTGATTACGGAATTGTTATCACTAACTCGACATTTACAAAACAAGCTAAAGACGAAGCAGCCAAGCTCGGCATAAAACTCATGCCTATGATTGAACCACAAGGCAAACTTTTCCCATTGAAAACCATAATTGCTTTTATTGCCTTTGCACTGTTCTTGGCATACCCAAAAGAAGCTTTTATAA